CTGAAACCTTCTCTCCCTAAGACCACCAGCACAGTGCCAGATTCACCTTTTAATAAACCAGATACATTGGACTTTGATGCAAACTAATACTGAATCAAGCCAGATCAAACGAGGGGTCGGGCTAATTGGTAGCACCGAGCCTAGAATCCACACGCCATTACTTAAAGGCAATACCAAACTGCAAGAAGTATCTGATCTAGCTGACAAAATAGGTTTACCTTTGATTCCTTGGCAACGCTGGGTACTAGAAGATTTATTAACTATTGATGATGACAATAATTGGCGTAAGAAAACAGCTCTATTGCTAGTAGCACGTCAAAACGGCAAAACACACTTAGCACGTATGTTGATATTAAGCCATCTATTCTTATGGGGTTCTAAGAATGTACTAGGCATGTCATCTAATCGAAATATGGCATTAGATACATTTAGGCAGGTTACATACACAATAGAAGACAATCAATTTCTAAAAGACCAGGTAAGGCAGATACGCCTGGCTAATGGTCAAGAATCTATTAGCTTGCTTAATGGTGCTAGATATGAAATAGCCGCAGCTACAAGAGATGCACCCCGTGGTAAAACCGCAGATTTCTTATACTTGGACGAATTACGTGAATGGTCAGAAGAAGCCTTCACAGCTGCATTGCCAGTAACACGTGCAAGGCCTAATTCAATGACATTAATGACAAGTAACGCAGGTGATGGATTTAGTACAGTGCTTAATGATCTAAAAGAACGTTGTTTATCATATCCACCCGACAATTTAGGGTATTACGAATACAGCGCACCTCAACATTGCAAAATAAATGATCGTAAAGCTTGGGCTATGGCAAACCCAGCATTAGGACATTTAATAACTGAGCAAACATTAGAAGAATCTGTAAGTACCAATAGCATAGAAGCTACACGTACTGAAATGTTATGCCAGTGGGTAGATTCAGCCGTTAGCCCATGGGCTTATGGATCAATAGAAGCATGCAGTGACAGCACATTAGAAATCCCTGTTGGGCCACAAACTATAATGGCTTTTGATATTGCACCTACTAGACGTTCTGGCGCTTTGGTTATGGGTCAATTAAAAGATGGAAAGATAGCTGTAGGTTTAGCTCAACTATGGTATAGCGATATAGCCATAGATGAAATGAAGATGGCAAGTGACATAAATGAATGGGCTAGAAAATATCATCCACATTTAATACTTTTTGACAAGTACGCCACGCAAACTGTTGCAACCAAATTGGAACAAAGTGGCTGGAAATTAGAGGATTGCAGCGGGCAAAGATTTTATCAGGCATGCTCAGACCTTGCTAACGCTCTAGCACAAGGCACAATGGTGCATAGCGGACAACCAGACCTAGTACAGCATCTAAATAACTGTGCAGCTAAAACCTCAGATTTTGGTTTCCGTATAATTAGGCGCAAATCCAGTGGTGAAGTAACCGCTGCCATATCATTAGCCATGATTGTAAGTCAATTAACAAAACCTCAACAAACCGCACAAATCTATGTCTAACTTGCACTAAAAGTCCGTTTTATGGTATAAAGTATATCTATGGGTCTATTGTCTGCTTTGGGTATAACCAAAAAAACTGAAACTGTCCAAGCGCAATACGCCCCTGCCATTATGGACACAGCTTATGGCTATGGTTCATTTACAACAGGTGTTGGTAATTTCCCTGGTGGATTAGATCGTAATTTAGCAATGCAAGTACCTGCGGTTTCACGTTGCAGAAATCTTATAGCTGGTGTAGTTTCCTACTTGCCGTTAGGTCTTTACAAAAAATCTAATGGTGAGGAGTTGGGGAACCCTCTATGGCTCGAACAACCAGACTATCGGCAACCAAGATCCGTCACCATATCATGGACTGTCGATAGTCTTTTATTTTATGGTGTTGCATATTGGCGTGTAACAGAATTATATGCAGATGATTTAAGACCATCACGTTTTGAATGGGTTGCCAATAACAGAGTTACATTTACAACAAATAAGTTTGGCACAGAAGTAGAAGAATATTTTGTTGATGGAGTTAGAGCGCCAATGTCAGGTATTGGCTCACTTATCACATTTCAAGGATTAACACAAGGTGTATTAACTACAGCTGCACGTACAATACAAAGTGCTTTAGATATTGAAAAAGCCGCAGCCGTATCCGCACAGACACCAATGCCAAGTGGTTACATTAAAAACACTGGCGCAGATTTACCAGAGCAGCAAGTATCTGGATTATTAGCACAATGGAAACAAAGTCGCCTAAATAGATCGACAGCATATTTAACATCTACATTGTCTTATGAAACTACAGGATTTAGTCCTAAAGATATGATGTATAACGAAGCACAACAATATCTAGCCACACAGATTGCACGTGCCATGAACGTACCTGCATATTACATAAGCGCAGATATGAACAACTCAATGACATATCAAAATATTATTGATGGTCGCAAAGAGTTTGTAGCCTACTCATTACAGCCGTTTATTTGTGCGATTGAGGATAGACTATCTTTAGATGACGTCACACCACGAGGACATTCCGTAAAATTCAAAATTGAGGAATCGTTTTTAAGAGCTGACACAATGAAGCGCCTAGAAGCAATAGAGAAAATGTTGGCTTTAGGTTTAATCGATGTGGAAGATGCTAAAGAAATGGAACAAATGACACCTAACGGGAGAGAAACAGAAGATGAAACTTACATTCAGTAGCCACATAGAAGCTGCCGATACAGAGCGCAGAGTTATTGCTGGCAAGATAGTGCCATTTGAAGAAGTAGGTAATACTTCTGTTGGTAAAGTTGTTTTTGCTAAAGGATCAATAGATATTGGAGATCCAGGCAAAGTTAAGATGCTTATGCAACACAGACCAGAAAAACCAATAGGTCGTATGCAAAAGTTTAACCAAGCAGAAGATGGCATCTACGCTAGCTTTAAGATTAGCTCTAGCATGCAAGGTCAAGACGCTTTAATTCTTGCACAAGAGCAATTAGTGGACGGCCTATCTGTTGGAGTAGATGTAAACAAGTCCATACAGAAAAAAGATTATTTATATGTAACCAGTGCAACACTAAGAGAGGTTAGCCTGGTAGAAAGCCCAGCGTTTAGCGCTGCACAAGTAACTAAAGTTGCTGCTAGTGAAAACGAAGCAGAGGACACAAACCAATCAACAGAAAGCGAGGCTCCTGTGGAAGATTTATCAACAGCGCCACAAGAAGCAAAGGCAGAGGCTGATACTCCTACAGTAGAAGCTGCTCGCCCAGTAATTACAGCACCATTAATTCAAACAACTGTACGTACGCCAATTACTTCTATGGCTGCATACACAGAACACAAGATTCAAGCTGCTTTAGGTAACGAAGATTCTAAGTTGTACATTGCTGCAGCTGACGATTCATTCTCAACCAACCCAGCATTTAACCCAACACAATACCTAACAGAGTTTGTAACAAACACACGTTTTGGTACTCCTACAATCGATGCCTGTTCTCAAGGTGTCTTGCCTGACACTGGTATGACAATAAGTGTCCCTTCACTCGTGACCAGCGCAGCTGGTGGTACAGGTGTTGCACCAGTAGTAACTGTTGAAGCAGAAGCTGGCGCAGTACAAAATACTGGAATGGAAACCGCCTATCTTACAGGCACAGTTCAAAAATACAGTGGCATGAATACGCTGTCCGTTGAGCTCCTTTCCAGAGCAGGCTACCCTGGCTTTTATCAGGAACTCACACAGCAGTTGCAAAATGCTTATTTAACAGCTATTGATACAGCTGCATTAACAGCATTGTTAGCAGCAGGCACAAACGGATCAGCTACAACAGCTGACAGTGATGGAATTATTGCTTACTCATCTGAGGCAGCATCATTAATTTACAAGAACACTGGTTACTTTGCACAGAATTACATTGGTAACCCAGCACAGTATCAAGCGCTACTAGGTGCTACTGATACAACTGGTCGCCCAATTTACAACGCAATTCAACCAATGAACGCAGCTGGACAAGTTGCACCTTCTTCAATCCGTGGAAATGTATTAGGACTTGATCTATATGTAGACAAGAACTTCTCAGCGACCACATTTGATGATGGATCAGCTGTAATCCTTGCACCAGAAGCATTTACTGTATATCGCTCACCACAGGCATTTATGTCTGTTAACGTAGTATCAAACCTACAAGTACAGGTAGCAATTTACGGATTCATGGCAACAATCGCCAAGATGCCTTACGGAATCATTAAGTACGCAAAGGCCTAATTAAGTAAATCAGTAATCTGTGGGGTTTAGTAGCCCTAGCCCCACAGAGCTATTAGCAAAGGAGTAGAGCATGGCCGCTGTTTATGTTACAAAAGCAGAATTGCGAGCGAATCTCGGAATTGGTTCTCTCTACTCCGATGCAACAGTAGAAGAAGTTTGTCAAACCGCAGAAGATTTATTAAAACAATATTTATGGTTTAACGATGCTCCAGTAGTGGCCGCTGGATTACAAAACAATGTAGCCACATTAGTATTAGCAAACCCAGGTATATTTGTTAAAGGCCAAAGCGTAGCCATAGAAGGTTGTGGATCAATTTATGGTGGCAATCATGTCATTACTGGCACAATTCCTGGTATTAATATTCCTGTAAGTATAACTACAGCATTTTGGTCATTCTTTAGCAATTATTCATTCCCTAACGGATATTCATTTATTCAGTTTGCAAAAGTACACGCAGACGATCCATTCCATCGCATTATTCCAAGTGGTAAAGCATCAGGACAAGACACAAAAGAAGATGATTACAGTGCGATCCCTGCCATTCGGGAAGCGGCGATGATTCTCGCCGTTGACATCTGGCAAGCTAGACAAGTTAGCCAGACGGGTGGGGTAGGTATGGATGGGGTCAGTGCTAGCCCTTATCGGATGGGTTATCAGCTGATTAACCGAGTGCGTGGCCTCATCCAGCCTTATTCAGCACCAGCATCTTTGGTGGGCTAATGGCCGCTATAACTACACTCCGAGGCACACTGGCAACAGCTTTAACTAACGCTGGTGTATGGAATACTTTCAGTTTTCCACCAGCTACTTTACTTGCAAACAGTGTTGTGGTAACACCTAGCGATCCTTATATTGTGCCAAGCAATAATAGTCAAACAAGCATTGCACCATTGGCTAATTTTAAGATTTTAATAACTGCACCTGCATTTGATAACCAAGGCAACCTAAAAGGCATAGAAGATTTTATCGTAGCAGTAGTAACTAAACTAGAGGCATCAACCCTGGTTTATAACATATCAAGCGTTTCCGCTCCAGCTATTACAAGTGCGGCGAGTGGAGATTTACTAACATCAGAAATAACAGTATCAATCCTAACGAGCTGGAGTTAAAACATGAGCGATGCACAAGATTTAGCCTTCTTAATTAAGACAGGCCAAATAAAAGAAACACCTAAAGAAAAAGTAACACAAACCAAGAAAGATGAGGAATAACAATGGCCATATATCTAAACAATAAAGTAGGCGTTAAATTGGCTACTGCCGCTGCGCCTACTACACCATCAATCGATATTAGCGATGTTGTAACTAGCGCTGTTATCAATCAAATCGTAGATGAATTAGAAATTACAACAATGTCAGATACATCACACCGCTTTGTGCAGGGTTTGTCATCTGGCACATTTACTATCGACTTTCTAAATGATTGGGCATCTGCCGATGTTATGCAAACACTTAATGATGCATTCGGACAAACTTTGTCAGTATCAGTAATTACTGTTAAAGGCACTGCCGTATCAGCTGCAAATCCTACATATCAATTTTCAATTTTGGTCAACAACCTAACCCCACTGGGTCAGGCTGGAGTCGCTGAAATTGCTTCATCTAGCGTTACATTTACGCTAAACTCCGCAGTAACAGTATCGCCATCAGTGGCGTTCTAACTAAGGAGTAACAATGGCAAAGCTTAAAATTACTAGGGCTAATGGTGAAGTCACAGAACACAAGATAACACCAGGAATTGAATATAGCTTTGAGTTGAAGTGGGGCGCAGGTATTAGCAAGATCTTGCGTGAGCATGAACAGCAAACTCATATCTATTGGTTAGCTTGGGAGTGCTTGCGCAGGTCTGGCGCACAAGTATCTTTATTTGGCGCAGAGTTTATAGACAGCTTAGAAACTGTCGAGGTACTTGACGAAGAAAAAAAATAGTACAGCGGGATTCAATCCTTTACACGATAGCCAGTTTATCTGTAGAACTTGGAATACCGCCTAAAGAGTTTATAGAAATGGATTCAGAAATGCTTGCAGCAATAGTGCAAGTATTAACAGATCGGTCTAAGGAGATCAAAAATGCCAGTAGAAGTAATAGGCGTAGATGATATCCAAAAAGGTTTAAGTTTTGTTGATGAGGATATGTATAATCGTATCCGTATTGCTATTACACCTTTAATGCGAAATGTAGAATCCTTGGCTAAAAGTTATGTGCCTGGCAATGGCGAAGTGTTGTCGGGATGGTCTAAACCTATTTCATCCGAGGTAGATTATAGGCCATTCCCTAAATACGATTCTAATAGCGTTAAAGGCGGCATAGGATATAAAGAAGGCAAAAACCGAAGATTCAAAAACGGATTTCAAGTAGAAAACTATGTTTACAATATCAACGCAGCTGGTCGTATTTATGAAACCGCTGGTCGATTAAACCCACAAGGTCGAGCACCATTTACATCTGTTTACGAAGGTGGCGGCACTATGGCATTTAAACAATCTGGTAGCAGAAAAAGCAGAAGCAGGTCTACAGCTTCTTATGATTCTAATAACCCATTTGCTGGCTATCAGTTTGTTACAGCTCTACCAGGACTAACATCACAACCTAAGATTAAAGGCGTTAGAAGTGGTGGCAAAAAGACTAAGGGCCGTTTGATCTACAAGGCTTTTGCCAATGAAAGTCCTAAAGTTTATGATGCAATATTAAAGGCAATTAATAAGACCGCTGATTTTTTCAATTCATCTACAGAAGTTAAGAGGGCTGCATAATGGCCAATGTAGTCGTATCCGCTTTAGCCACCTGGAATGGTAAAGCATTAAAAAAGGCTAAACAAGATGTAAGCGTATTTGATAAACAAGTAAAGAAGTTAGGCAGAACCTTTGGCTTAACCTTTAGCGCAGCAGCCTTAGTTACATTTAGTAAGAAAGCGATCAAAGCCTTTAATGATGATGAGGCCGCAGCCAAGCGGCTGCAGTTACAGCTAGAAAATACTGGCAACGCATTTAGAGTATCTGAGGTAGAAGCCTACATAAAAAGCCTTGAAAAAACCCTAGGCATATTAGATGATTTGCGTGGCCCATTTCAAACGTTCTTAAATGCTACTGGATCAGTTGAGTTAGCACAAAGATCTTTAGAGGCTGCATTAAACATAAGCGCTGGCACAGGTGAAAGCCTAGGCACAGTAGTAAATGCTATTTCAGCTGGTATTAGAGGTCAGACCAAAGCAATCAAGGGCCTTAACACAGGTATAGATGAAAACATAATTGCAACTGGCGACATGAACAAAATCATGGATGCGCTGGAAAAAAGATTCTCTGGTCAATCCGCAGCTAGATTAGATACCTACGCTGGCAAAATGGATGTGCTTAAAAAAGGCGCAGATGAAGCTACAAAGTCTATTGGTAAAGGTTTAGTAGATGCATTAGTTATATTAAGCAAAGATAATTCAGTATCTAGCCTTGCCGATGACTTTGAAAACCTTGGCGACAACATTGCTTATGCTATTGTCGAAATGGCTAAGTTAATTAAGAAATTTGATGATCTAGTAGATAACCCACAATTCCAGGCAGGACTATTAGCCTTAGCTGTTTTAAGTAGAAAGCCGCAAGCTGTAGTAGGGGCTATGGGTCTTATTGGACTAAATGCCGCAGGTAACGCATTAACTAGACCAAGAACTGAAACACAGCCAAACGTTGGTGGCTACTCTGGTATTCCAGATGTTAAGGTCGCAAAGGAATTATTAAAGGCACGTAAAAAAGAATACGACATAATTAATCAAAAGAATAAACTGGAAAGCAAAAACGTAGAAGAACTTAAAAAGAAGTTTGATTTAGAACGCATAGGATTAACACAGGCGCTAAACGTTGCAACCGATGACGAAACTAAAACACGCTTAAAAGCACAAATAGCAATTCTGGACAATAATGATGCAATGGCAAAGAAGTTACTGGCCGAATTAGAAGCTTATGAAGCATTAAAGAAATTGGCGGATGCTGCCAATAAAGCTGCCGATGCGTTAGATCGAAACATGAATAAGTATGATGCACTGATCGCAGGTTTAATTAAACAGTTTGAAGCGCTTGGATTAACATTACAAGAATCTATGGCATTGGCTGGCATGTCTGCTAGATACCAAGCCCAAGCCGATGCAATTGCAGCTGGTAAAGGCCCAATTACAGGCGGCACTACATTAACTCCTAGATTACCAGCGTTACCAGCTAGTTATTTCCAAGATCTAGCAACGCAATTAGTAGGTACATCTTCTTATGCTGGTATGAATGTGGCTCAAATTGCAGAAGAAAGAGCTAGAGAATCTGGCAATAGATTTGTGGATGTAAATCTAAGAATTGACTCACCATCTGGCGATAGGTTTGCGCAACTAATGGCCGAGAGTATTCAAATTGCTGGTCGCAGTGGATACAGCACTACACCTAATGGCGGATTACAATAATGACAGTACCAGTAATAAATGCTGTAATTAACTTTAGCACTGGCCCTAGTTTTGCCCAGGCCATGATTTTAGATACAGGTATTTTAGACACAAACATATTGGCAGATTCAGTAGCTGTAATCGTAGATGTATCTAATCAAGTAAATAGAATAGAAACTAATAGAGGCCGTACCGCTCTTAGTGATGAGTTCCAAACAGGTTCGCTTACTTTACGCATAGTAGATCAAAATGGTGATTTTAATCCACAAAATGTATCAGGGCCTTATTACAATTTATTAACACCTATGAAAAAAGTGCAGATTACCGCTACCTATGGCTCAGTTACTTACCCTATATTTGCAGGATATATTACAAGTTATGTAACAACCTATCCAGATGAATCAGAAGCAGATTTAGCAATGACTACTATACAAGCTGTAGATGCTTTTAGATTAGCCCAGTTAGCACAGATAAGCACAGTGGCTGGCACTAGCGCTGGTCAGTTATCGGGCGCACGTGTTAATGATATATTAGATGAAATTTCATGGCCAGCATCTCAACGTGATATTGATGCAGGTCTTACTACATTACAAGCAGACCCAGGCACTAACCGCACAGCGTTACAATCACTATTTACAGTAGCCAATTCTGAATATGGTGCTATCTATGTTGATGCCGACAATAACTTTGTATTCCAAGATCGAGGCGTAACTGCTAGTTCTATTGGTGGCACACCTACAGTGTTTGCAGATGATGGATCAGGTATAACATACTTTGATGCTACCTGGATATTAAATGATGTACTTATATTTAACAAAGCCACAATTACTAGAGCTGGTGGTAGCCCACAGGTAGCCCTAAACCAAGCCAGCATAGATAAATACTTTTTGCATAGTTATTTTTTAGATAACCTATTAATGCAAACAGATGCCGCAGCGTTAGATCATGCCCAGGCTTATGTAGCTTCTAGGCAAGAAACCTCTATACGTGTGGATGCCATAGTGTTAGACCTTTATACACCTAGTTATAATTCAGGCATAGTCGCAGCCCTAGACCTAGACTTCTTTGATCCAATTACAGTTAAGACTACCCAGCCTGGTGGATCACTTTTAGAGAAAACTTTACAGATTTTTGGGGTACGCATGAACATAACCCCGAATAGTTGGAAAACCACGTTCACGACACTAGAGCCAGTTATAGACGCTTTTATCCTAAATAATAGCATTTATGGCACTTTAGACTATAATGTCCTAAGTTACTAAGGAGTAGAGATGGCAGCAGGTTTAGGGTTTAAGGATTTTGTT